ATACGGTCTAGGAGAAAAGGGTACAAGTAAAGCAACTATATTTAATTACCACGAGTGCGATAAGATACCAGGAGATGCTGAGTTTATTTCTTATGGTGCAGATGCTGGATATACCAATGACCCAAGTACATTAGTTTCTGTTTACAAGAAAGACCACAACTTATATATCCAAGAGCATCTTTATAGAACGATGATGACTACAAAGGATTTAAGCGACCATTTCAAGCTGGTAGGTGTAGGAAGAAATACTATTTATTTTGATGCAGCAGAACCTCGCTTAATTGCAGAACTAAGAAGAATGGGGCATAACGTACAACCAAGTTTAAAAGGTAGAGATAGTATAAATGCTGGTATAGACCTTTTAAAGCGTTTTAAGATACATTTAACGAGTGATAGCGATAATCTTATAATGGAGTTTAGAAACTATAAATGGCTTGAAGATAGAAGTGGTAAACTAACAAATAAGCCAGTACCAAAAAATGACCACCTTATTGATGCTGCAAGATACGCTACATACTCAATATTAAGCAGACCTAACTTTGGTAAATATGCAATAAGCTAATAAAATTTAAAAAAACATTGATATATAAATATGAAGATAGTAATACCTAACAGTCTTAACGAAATTACACTAGGTCAATACCAAGAGTTTTACAAGCTAACAGAAAGCACAGATGCAAAGTTAGTAGAACGTAGAATGATAGAGATATTTTGTAAAGTACCTATGAAGTACGTTAACCAAATGAAAGCTATTGACGTAAAGGAAATAATACAAATACTTACACAGATGCTAGAGAACAAACCTAGCTTAGTAAACTTATTTAAGATGGATGGTGTTGAGTATGGGTTTATTCCAGATTTAGATGATATGACCTTTGGCGAGTATGTAGACCTTGATACATTTATAGGCGATACAGAAAACTTGCACAGAGCAATGAACGTTTTATACAGACCTATAAAAATTAAAAAGAATGGTAGATATCAGATAGTGGATTATGATAGTGAGAAGTACAAGGATATGTTAGGTATGCCAATGGATGCAGTTATTAGTTCTATACTTTTTTTTTATCATTTAGGCATCGACTTGTCGCAGATTATGATGGATTATTCCAAAAACAAGAACGAGAAGCATTTGATGCAGTATCTAATTTCGGAAGAAAATGGGGTTGGTATCAGTCATTCATTCACATCGCTCAAAACGATATTAGAAGATTTAAGGATATCTCTAAATTAAATATGCACGAATGTTTAACGTTTCTAACATTTGAAAAAGAGAAGAACCAACTAGAAGCACAAAAGATAAAAAGTAAATTCAAATAAAATGAGTGATAGAGGTGTACGAGGTTTTTACCTAATTACAAAAACGATAGAAGAGCAGTTGCTACTAGATGCAAATGTAAATACAGTTACTACTGGTGACATAACTAAAGTTGACTTGTCAAAGCAAACTATATTTCCATTAAGCCACATTGTAATAAACCAAAGTACAATTGAAGAACAAGTAATACGATTTAATATATCGGTGCTATCTATGGATGTTGTAGATATGAGTAAAGATGAGGTTACAGATATATTCAGAGGTAACGATAACGAGCAAGATATACTTAACACACAACTAGCAGTATTAAACAAACTTACACAAGTGCTTGGTAGAGGAACACTTTATACAGATAAATACCAGCTGGATGGAACTGTAAGTTGCGAACCGTTTTATGATAGGTTTGAAAACGAAATGGCTGGATGGGCTGCAACGTTTGATATCTTAATACCTAACGATATAACAATATGTTAGCAGATAAAGAAGTACAAAGAGCGTTACAAGACTTTGCCAAGTATGTTATACAACAATCACGTAGTAACTTATCTAAAGGCAAAAAGAATAGTTCTAAGGAACTTTATAATAGTTTAGGTAGTGATGTAGAGAAAACAAGCAAAGGGTTTAGCCTAGCCTTTAATATGGCTGATTATGGTAAGTTTCAAGATAAAGGTGTAAGTGGTACTGAAAAGAAATATAATACACCATACAAGTACACTAATAAAATGCCACCACCTAGTAAGCTGGATAAGTGGATAGTAAGAAAAGGAATAGCACCAAGAAACAAAGGTAAGTTTCAATCAAGAAAAAGCCTACAATTTGCAATAGCTAAAAGCATATATAAAAAAGGTATAAAGCCTAGTATGTTTTTTACTAAGCCATTTGTATCAGCTTTCAAAAGGTTGCCAGATGATTTATTAGAAGCATACGCAATAGGGTTAGAGAAACAAATACAACTGAACATAGATAAGAAATGAGCAAGATAAACGTAAGAAGTCCGTATTACATTTACGATACAGTAGCAAACTTAACATCTGCAAGGATTGACATATACATATATACTGGAACGCAAACAACAGACAGACCTAGTACACCTACATACAACTTAACAACCCTAGCTATCAATGATAAGGTAACTATTGAGATTAGCGAGTTAGTAAAAGACTATTTCGATAATGACTTTGATGGAGATTATGCAAGTGATTTCTTTTGGGTAGACTATCAGATATTTAGGCTAGTAAATGGTACAAGTACTGGTCAAGGGTTTGTTCAGCTAAAAGGTTTCTATGGTTATGGCTTTTTTGAAGAGGGTGCAAATCCACAGAACGATAGTGGACTATTACAAACCAATACTAAGATAGTAAAGCTAGACGATGCACCAGCGGTAATACCAGTAGATACATCTAAAGCAACATCAGTTACTTATACACTAAACGGAGAAACAATATACACCAAAGCTATAACTAGCAGTAGTGAAAACGATGAGCAGATAGAATATGTTACAAGTGGTGTAAATGGTTCAGATATATTTGAGGATAGAGTAATACAAGATGGTGGTACTTTTGAAGATAGTGAGTGCTTAAAAGAGTTTGAAGATGACTTTGTATTATTTGACTTTGATAAGATTTACATAGATACAGATGATGGCGTTATATTGTTAGATGTAGATAGTATAAGCGAATGTAAATACACGCCTTACAAAATAACGTTTATAAATAAGTTCGGTGCATTACAAGATGTGTGGTTTTTCTTATTAAGTAAAGAAAGCCTTAGCGTTAAGAAAGAAGAATTTAAAAGAAATACTGTAATAGATGGAAGCTATAATATAAGCAAACATCAAAACAAAATACTTAGTAAAAACGGTAAGGAGAAAGTAACGTTAAATACTGGGTACTATCCAGAAGCATATAACGACGTATTTAAAGAGATGCAGTTAAGCGAAGATTGTTGGATAGAGGTAAACAGTAAAACGTTACCAATCAATGTAAGTAGTTCTAATTTTCAATACAAGACGCATTTAAACGACAAACTAATAAATTATACTATAACTATTGATTACGCTTTTGATACTATAAACAACATTCGCTAATGCAGATAATAGAGTTATACATACAAGGTACAAAGGTAGACTTATTTAAAGACGAGAGCGTAAGTATTACAGATAGCATCCAAAACGTTAAGGATATATCTAAGATATTTACTGCATTCAGTCAGCAGTTTAACTTACCAGCTTCTAAGACTAATAATAGATTATTTAAGCACTATCATAATTACGATATAAATAATAGTTTTGATGCTAGGTTTAAAGTAGATGCAGAGATAAAACTAAACGGAGTTACTTACAAAGTAGGTAAGATAAAACTAAACGAGGTTAGCTTAAAAGACAATGTACCATATTCTTACAAGGTTGTTTTCTTTGGAGATACAATAGAGTTAAAAGACTTACTAGGCGAAGATATGTTAAGTGAATTACCAATAGATAGTAGCTTAGATTTTACTTATAACTTTACTAATATCAAAAGTAAGTTTGAAAATGCTGGAGATGTAATAGTACCTTTAATTACACATAGCAAACGTTTTCAGATAGCTAATGATGGAAAGTATAGAGATTTAGATAATAATAAACTATCCTTTATAGATTTAAAACCAGCATTGAGAGTAAAAGAAATAATAAATGCAATAGAAACAAATTACGATATAGATTTTAGTAATGAGTTTTTTAACAGTAATATTTTTACGCAGTTGTTTATATGGCTGCATAGAAACGAGGGCTTTATATCTAATGCGACTGAGGGTGGTGGCTTAAATACTATAAACAATAGATTTCACGTAGAAACAAGTCCAGAAGAAAATTATAGTTTATCACTTGGTTCTGAACAAAGACCTATATTATTTGCTCAAGATGCGGGAGAGGTTTTTAATCAGCAAGTAGACTGTACAATGGTTATAGATGCTTTAGGTAATACAGACGAATATACAGTAACAGTCATAAGTTCTTCTGGCAACTTAATATATCAAGAAACTACAAGTGGTGACCAAACATTAACATTTAGTCCAGCTGGTGGAGATGAGAACGGATTAGTTAACTTTAATGTAAGTATAACTAGTGAAAACACTTTCAACATAAACCATACTTTAAGGGTTGAGCATTATGGTTATGAAAGTGATGACTTTGGTAGAGTTAGAGTTGATTTTAGTGATGCTACTTATAATGCAGTTAGTAATGCACTAGCTAACACTTTTATAGTAGCTAATCAGATGCCTAAGATGAAAGTATTTGATTTTCTAGTAAACTTGTTTAAGATGTTTAATCTAACGGTATATAAAGAAGATGGTACAATAAGAGTACA